TGTTGATTGGCCTTCTCCCACTCGTCGCCACCGTGGCGGGGGTCCACGTCCAGCACGTCGAAACCGGACGCCTCGCCGGTCGGGACGCCGATCAGGGCACCGGAGCCGTTGAACAGTCGGCGGATTTCGATGGGATCGGATGTGGCGTCGTGGAAGCCGTGGATACATGCCGGGCGTTTGTCGGGTCGGCATGGGAAGACCGGAGCCCACGCCGCAAGCTGGATGGCCGATTCGACGATGCTCACGGCACCAAACCCTCGACCTGAACGGGGCCGCCGACATAAATTGTATGTTTGATGGCAAGCCGAACGGCTGTCTCAGCGTCGGCCCCGGCCGCCATGGCGCCGGCTACAAAATTGCAGGCCGTGGATTCCCCGATGATGGCGGGCTGGTGTGTTATGAAGGATCGTTCGGTGCCATAGAACGTCCAGACAGAACCATCCAGACGCATGTGAAGGGCGCGGAAACCGTCCTCACCCTCCGTCAGCCGCGGCTTTGATCTCGCCGGAAATCCTGCCATCGCCCATTGGCGAAACGCCTCTCCGTCGTCTGCCGCACCGCAACATGCAACCAGGCTTCCGTCTTGGCATCGTGCAATCTTATCGTGTCCGGCCGGCTCTCTCCTGCCGCCGATGACAGCCATCGAGTCGGCAACCACGATGCCTTTGTGGGCCACGATGATGGTCATGGCGGTCCCCTCTCAGAGAGGCGAGGCGATGACGGTTTCCAAGTCTTCCCGGTTGCGGCATGTGCCGACCAGCAGGCCGTCCTTGCCGGCATCATGGCAGACCTGCATGACGCCGAGCGCCTGGCGGACAAGGGGTGTTCGGGTCAGCCCCCGCTCCTCGGCCAACCGATCCATGACGGCGGCGATCTCGGGAGGGAGATGAAGGTTGACGCGCATTGATCCGACCATGGACGCCTCCTGAAAGGCGAACAATAGCGCACTAAATCATTCCCCGTCTATCCCCCGAAACCTCTTTTTCGTGATCCCCACCCGTGGTGTCTGGACCCCGCCGGAGACCGCAAGATGTGGGTTGATACTATCTCCAAACCCCGATAGTATGCCGCCACGCAACTGATGAGGCATCGCGTCGATGGCTCCCCCCAAGGGTGTTCCGAGGTCTGAGGAGACCAAGGCCAAGTTGAAAGCCGCATGGGAACGGCGGAGGGCTGAAGGAAAAGTGCCCCCGAAAAAGCTCGACCCGCCCGGAAAGGGAAAGGGGAAGGGCTGGCATTTTCGTCCCGGTGGCCCTTACTATGATCCCAGGAAGGCGGCAAAGGGGCCGGGCATGGGGCCGGGCTGGGGCGGCGGCGGCCACAAGCCGGCCGGCAACCTGAAGCCTGAGGAATACCGGGCGTTGGAACGTCAAGGCATGGTAGACGCCAAGACTGCCGCCGAGGAGGCCCGCAAGCACGCCACCCGCGCCGTTGGGGTTTGGGCCGAGGTGATGGATGATGCCAAGGCGCCCGCCGCCGCCCGCGTCATCGCGGCCGACAAGATGGTAGAGCGCGCCGAGGGCAAGCCGGTGCAGCCGATCGTCACCGCGCAGGCCCGGGAACCGATCCCATTTGACATGGGGCTGCTGTCTCCCGATGAGCAAGAGGTCTTCGACAAGGTGCTGCTGAAACTGGCGCACAAGAATGTGGCGCCGCTTCAGATCGAAGGAAAGGTAGAAATCGTGCCGGAGGAGGATGCGGAATGACATTCGCTGAGGCCGTTGCCAAGATCGAGCGCGATCTGTTCGTTTCTGATGAGATCGGGTTCCCCGCCGCCGCGGCTCCATCTGAACGTGATTGGAGCCGGGCACCCAACGGCAAGTCATATGTTACCATCGACTGTGGCGGCTTGAAGATCGATGGCGAGGCGTCGGCATATCGAGCCACCGAGGAAGACGCCATCGAGTCGTGGCTGAAGGCGGTGCGAACCTACATCCCCACATACCCAGGCACCCTCTACTGGCGCGAGCGTCCCCAAATGTCGAATAGGGGCGACATTAGGGGCAAGAGGGGGAAATTCACCATCTACAGCCGACTGCAATGCTCCCCAGCGAATCATGAAGGGATAGCGTGATGTGGATTCTTCGGATATTCCTGGCTAGCGGCGGCCAAGTTGAGTTGTTCTACAAGGGCCAGGACTTCTGCCGGCGGGATGAAACGGCGCTTCTGACTGAGGAGGACTGCCACCTGCTGGACGACTACGGCAAGACCCTGCACGTCGATCCCGCTGAGACAGCCGCCATCGTCGTCGTGGACTGGGCGGCCGAGATGGAGGGCATGGAGTTCATCGCCCGCACGAAGATCGACCTCAACGCCAAGATGCAGCGCGCCGCGGCGGCCAAGGCCGGGATGTTGGGCGGCACCGGGCCAATGATCCAGGGGTTTCAGTCGTGAGCAAGGCGCCGAGGCAGTTGCCTTCTCGCACCCACCCCGAAGACGTGGATGTTCCTATGCCTTCGGCACTGAAGCGCGAAGGTTACCCATGGATTGAAGACCCCGAGCATCCGCAGTGGCCGCTACAGCAGGCTGGTTGGGTTGGCCTGACAGCAAGCCAAGCCAAGAAATTGTGCCAAGCGCCCAGCGACACCGACCTCCGGCACCTCGCGCAGCGCCACGATGGCCGGCCAGTTAGCGCCGAGACCACCAACGCGCTTGTGACTGAGGCGCCGCTGACGACCGCCGAACTGACGCTGCTGATGACGCACTTCCGGGCGTTGTACGATGCGCTCCAGATCAGCGGCCCCCGGTTTACCCAAAGCTCCCGTGATGCCGTGGACATGCACAACCGCGCCGTGCGGCGGCTGAAGGGGATACGCGACGAAGCGAAGCGCCGGGAGATGGAACGGAAGGACGATGACTTGATGGAGATCGGCCGCTAGATGCTCCTCCCCTTGACCGCTGCCCAAGCCGAGTCGATGTGGATCAGCCGCGCCGAGGAATCGCTGCACTACTTCGTCCGGCTGATGTGGCCGGTGCTGGAACCATCGACGCCGTTCGCTGACGGCTGGTGGCCTCGGTCGTGGTGCCGGCACCTGGAGGCGGTAACTAATGGTGACGTTACCAGGATCATTGGGAATTGTCCTCCTGGCTCAACGAAAAGTTTAATTACAAACGTTTTTTGGCCCGCCTGGGTATGGGGGCCGAAGAACAAACCCAGCACGCGATTCCTGACGGCGGCGTATTCTCAAACCTTGACCGAGCGCGACAACGGCCGCATGGGAGTGCTTATTTCATCCCATGAGTATCAAAAGTACTGGGGACATCTCTTCAAGGCGAACGACAGCAAGATAAGTCTGGCAAACGACAAGACGGGGTGGAAGGTCGCGTCATCGGTAGGTGGTTCTATTACCGGAATGCGCGGAGACATTTTCATCATAGACGATCCAAACAATATCAACGAATCTGAAAGTAAGGTTATACGAGACAATACTAATAGGTGGCTGGCGGAAGTTATGCCGACCCGGTTGAATGACCTTGAGAAGTCGGCCATTGTCCTGATCCAGCAACGCACTAATCAGGAGGACGCCACCGGGTTCCTGCTCGACCCGACCCGCGGTGGAGACCGCTGGTGCTACGTCATGGTGCCGATGGAGTATGACCCCGACTGGACGTGTGGCGAAACGCAGATCGGATGGAAAGACCCCCGCACCATCAAGGGTGACTTGTTTTGGCCGGAACGCTTCAGCGCCGAGGCTTCGGCTCAACTCAAGGAGACCATGACCGACTACGCCTGGGCCGGCCAGTTTCAGCAACACCCGGAGCCCCGAGGGGGCGCCATCATCAAGCGGGACTGGTGGAAACTTTACGGAAAACCGGATGAAGACCCCACGGCGGTCAAGCTGAAGTTTCCGCCATTCTCGTATGTTGCCGCTTCGCTGGACTGTGCCTTGACCGACAAGACGGAGAATGATCCCTCGGCCCTTGTCGTCATGGGAATCTGGGAAGTGCCGCAGACTGGTCAGCAGGCCGTCATGCTGATGAACGTCTGGATCGACCACCTGAAGCTGCACGATCTTGTCCAGCGTGTCGCCAAGACCTGCGACAAGTACCGCGTCGATACCCTGCTTATCGAGAACAAGGCCAACGGCCATTCGGTGCAACAGGAAATTCTGCGAAACTACCAAAGGTCGGATTGGGGGACAATACTCGTTGATCCGACACCGGCCGGAGGAAAGGTGGCGCGCGTCCATGCAATAACGCACCTGTTCGAAGAAGGATTGATATGGCGCCCAAATACAACCTGGGCAGAAGATATGATCGACGAAGCAGCTATCTTCCCCCGGGGGCGCCATGATGATCGCGTTGACGCTCTTTCCCAGTGCCTTCGTCACTTCCGAGAGCGTGGGATACTTTACCGTAAGCAGGAAAAACGTTGGCATGACGACGACATGGCGATGCTGGCGCGCAACCAGGTCGTGCCGAAACCACTTTATCCGGGGTGATGTAGGATGAAACGCCGCCGAGTCACCCCCGCCATCCTCCCGCCTATTGAGGGTTATGTGGACCAGAACTCGCGGATGACCTACCTGAAGCAGAAGATCGCGGCGCAGGGTCGGATGGATGCATTCGACGCGCAGCCCCAGGAAATCCGGGAAGTCGCATGGGCGACGCAAAGCCTCGTTGACGCCGCCTATTTGGTGCGGCGAGGCGTTCGGAAGTTCAAAGACGCCGAGTTGGCGGTAGCGAGGACGGGATGTTGACCATCAAGCAAGCCATGATCCAAGGCTATAATCATGCCATCCGAGGCGGCGTTGACCCTGCACCGGAGGCGGCGGCGCTCCTGTCTCGCGCCGAGATAACCGCCGAGATCGCGCGGATGGCGCCCCTGCTGGACCGGGACCACATCAGCCGGGTCAGGACGACGTTCCTTGAGCGCGTCCTTTCCTTGACGCCCCCGACGTAGCGGCCTATAATGATCTCCGGTTCCCTGCGTGCCGCTTGGGGCCTTATTGCGACGTACCGCGCCCGCGCCGGGTTTGGGATCGCCGCCGTGAGGATGCCATAGTGGCAAAAGCGGCGCGCAAAATCCTGACCGATGACGGCATGGAAGGCGTCCTTGATGACAAGGGGCGCCTCCAAATTTCCACGCCCGAAGGCGGTGTCATCATTCGGACGGACTGGCGGCAGAAACGAACGGCGACCGACAAGCACGGCGACAATCTGGCCGATACGTTGGACCTCAACAAGTTATCGGCGCTTGCCGATGATCTCCTGCGGGAGATTCAGGCCGACGATATGAGCCGGCGCGAATACCTCGAAAGTCTCGGCAAAGCGGTAGAAATGCTCGGCACCAGGGTCGAGGATGCCGCTTCCGCTGCCAACGACACATCGGCTCCGGTCGAGGGCACCAGTACATTCCGTCATCCTCTATTGCTGCAATCCTCCATCCGCTTTCAGGCCGACTTCGTGGCTGAGTTGCTTCCTGCCGATGGCCCGGTCAAGGTCCGTGACGACACCCCGGAGCCACCGACCGGGGCGCCGATGAATCTGGAAATCCCCGGTGCCACATCTGCCGATCTGGCAATGGCGTTGCAGTCTGATCTCAACCACTACCTGACCGTGACGGCCAGCGAGTACTACCCAGATACGACCCGCATGGCGTTCCGAGTTGGACTATTCGGCTGCGGGTTCAAGAAGGTCTATCACTGTCCTCTCCGCAAGCGTCCGGTATCGGAATCCATTGATGTCAATGACTTGATCGTTGACTACAATGCCACCGATCTGCGTAATGCGGCGCGTGTTACCCATCGGATCAAGATGCGGCACAACATTCTGCGTCGCATGGTCAAAGCCAAGATTTACCGGGATGTCGAGCTTGGACAGCCCGTGGCGAAGCAAGACCCATTGGAGGAAGCTGAGGCGAGAGCCGCCGGTCTGACTGCATACTCGCAACTGCCGTCCGACCACCTCCACACCATCTATGAATGCTGCACCGAGCGCGATATCGAGGACGATGACTTCAATCCATACAGAATTGTTCTCGATCTTGATAG